GGTTGTATGCTGAAAAGTCTAAGTCTTTTGAACTATCAGGATTACCCGTTATGTAATAGTCTCCAATATCTCCAAAGAAACTAGCACCCTCACCTTTTAAAGCACATTCATAAGTCTTTAAATTATCGGCGTTGATGGTTATCTTAAGCAGTTGTAAATCCCCTTCTAAGTTTACAATATCGTCTACATAGTATTTAACCTTAGTTTTCTTATTCTTATTGAATGTATTAGTAACTGAGTTAACTTCAAATACATTCTCGAATAATATATTTACGGCATTTGATTCGGGTAGGCTTATTGTCTTAGACCATGAGCTTTTAAACTTGTCAGGTTCTCTAACATCCGCAATATTATAATTAATGCTAACTGGTATCTGTTCAGCAAATGGTACGCTTGTATCCGCTATCTCTAATCTCGTTCTAACCATTATATACCTCTTTGTCTAGTTTCTGTATTATCGTAATCCGCAGTTATTGAATAGTTAAATAATTTATCATTAACATGCTTGCTAAATTTGTATGAGTTATCAGTTATTGTAATAGGTTTATAGTCGCCTGTTTCAAGTTGCAACCATACCATAGGGCTATCAAATAATTCATTTAATTGAATAGCTTGTTGTTCTGTAATCCAATTAGTATTTAAAGTAATTGACTTTTGACTAACCGTTGAAACCGTATTCTTTTCTCTTTTGTAAGTAGGAGCTGAATAAATGCCACCGCTTAATGTTTTGGTATTCATTCTAACTGTATTCGTTTTCTTAGTCATTGTTTCTTGACTAACTAATTCAAAGGTCTTAAATCCAATTCCACCGTTACGTTTGTAATAGTAAACATTGTATTGAACTGACTTTGAACAAACGTCTGTAAATGTAAATGATGTTGACATACCGCCAGTATCACCTTCAAAGTTTATTTCTAATGTATCGGTAGGATTAACGGTAACACCTGAGCCATCCCATAATTTAGCACCCGTATTTATGTAATGAATGTAAGCACCCGTTGGAATAGTTTTAGTTAAACTACCTTTTATAGTTCCGCTTGATCTGTATAAAACAAAATCAATATAAGTAAAATCGTCTTTAAAAAAGTGTAACCAATTATCGGCTTTAATATCAATAACCTTATTAGGTATTAAATACTCATCTCTAATAGGTGAAAGTAATTTAATTTCACCGCCATTAGTTACATAGTCTAAATAACTATAAGTGCTAAATGTATCGGCATCTAAACAAGCGTTCCAAGCTACATAATTATAAGTGTAAGTGCTTTGAACTGCACCCGAATAAAACTCTTTAATGTAAACGGTAACGGCCACCGCAGAATCAGTCGCATAAGTTATTCCTGTAACAGTTGGATTGAATGAATGTTTAATATAATTCTTAACAACTTCAATTGCATCAAACACGCAATATCCATCAGGACGTTGCAATATTTTTTTAGTGTAAATAATTGAGCCACCAACTTGAAATTGAACTAAGTAATAAAAATCACTAATAGCTATCTGATTAGATAGTGCAACGAATATCTGCTCATTATAAGCGGGTGTATATATTTGAGGTGTTTGACTAACTGTTAATGCCATCGTTTATTTCAATTATTACTTCTGTTTTTAATACTTCACTTATTCTAGCAGTCAACTCTTCTAATCGACCATCGTTTATTACTTTACTCCAGAACCCTAATTTTGTATCTTTATAAGGTTGTGAATGTCCCTGTTTTTGTATTTTACGTGCAATGGCAAAAGCAAATTGTTTAACTGCTTTCTCTCTATTTTGTGTTTTAATAGGCTTAGCAACTTTCCTATCCTTTGACATCTTAGTTCGAGCTTCTGACATCTTAGGTTTCAATCCACGTCTTACAATCCACTTTTCAATACTTGCTATTCCCTCTTTGCTTACATTACCGGCACCCCTACCTTTGTCAAGTATGTAACCATATTCTGGCATACTAACTTGTAATACAATAGCTCCGTTTACATTACGAGGCGGTATGTAGTTAATCTTAGCACTTAACCTCGATGCTTGGCCACCGTAAGACACCGCAGCGTCTAAGTTAGCTCTAACATCGTTTACAGTCGACTCCCCAAACTCAACAAGTATTTTATCTATTTCATCACCTAATGCCATTCAACGCTATTTCAAATTTCCCTTTATCTTTTAAGTAACTTATTTTGTTCATAAACTCAACTAAGTTCCATTTATATATTGTGTCCCAACTTACCCTTTCATTTAATGCACATTGGTCTATGTTATACTCCCAGCCCCATTGTTCAAGAAATCCTGAAACTCTTTGTCGTTCTGTATCTCGTCCATCGTCTGCGCTAACAACTCTTGATTCTTCTCCAAATATTCCTGGATAAGTTTCTCGCATTGATTGTAAAATCTTAGCGAAAAAAAAACAGCCCCTAAAACGTCGCCTATTCTTTTAGATAGCATTTTGTTGGATATGTACTCATGCTTTTTATGATCATAAGCCCCGTTAATTGGTTTGTAAATAACTGCTAATAATTCATTAAGTTGTGCCTCATTCTTATAAAGTGAATAGAAGTCAACCATTTGATTAACAGATATATTGGTAAGTTCAACTGAAGGACTGTAATACTTAAAACCTATTCTTAACTTTCGTTTGAAATCCAATTCAGTAGGTACTTGTTTTAAGAATGCTATTTTGGACATAATGTAATTAACGTCCATTAGTTCAACCTCTTCTAATGTTTTGCCCGTTACAATAGACATTTCATTAGCTATCTTATCCAATGGCTCTAAGTCCTTAGGTAACTTTGCTAAGTTAATATATTGTTGAACTGTTAAATCTTCGAATCTCATTGTTTTAAAGTATTAAAAATTAATAAAAGGGACTTATAATAATTCAATCTTAGACGACTTATTAATCTTATTTAAAGCAATATAACGTAGGGCGTCAATTGCGTGATTATCTTTGTCAATTGGCGTTCCTAATTGTTTACCCTCTTTGTCAACTGCCCACCGCCATGTTCTAAATTCTTTGATTAGATTAGTACTTGACTTGGTAATATTGATTGTGTATTGTTGGAGTGTATCAATTGAATTACGAATCGAATCCGACCCCTTTGATGCTGGGTAAATGTTTTTAAACCCACCTCGATAAACGTCTTCAATAGATTTTGGTTCGGCACTATCAGCTATTATATCAGCATATCGATTAATACCTAATTCATTCATTTTAAGCACTATGTCGCTATTGGTTAAACCCGTTTGATATATTAACTCATTAACGTAAAGTTCGCCGTTGTAACGGTAACATTCAATTAAAGTAGTTGGGTCGTTTGTAAAGCCCCAATCCATTCCGTAAGATATAAATTCGGCATTAGGTGGTATTGCATCGACTTCATTCCAATTCTCAAAGATAACGCCCTGTAAGTTACCAATATTACCTAAGCCGTAAACATTCCATAGATTAGCCCAATACTTATTCTTAACTTCGCCATTCTCATAATAGCCATTAGTGTAATAGTTTAATATTTCACTCCTTTCGTTTTCAGATAGTAGTTCGTTATCCTGAAAGGTAAGTTGTAAGAAGTCGCAGTCAGGACGTCCAACTACATCGGTGTCAATGTAGAACTCGGCATCGGGGTTATAATCGGCATACACTTGACCAGCACGCGACGCTACTTGCCTATAACTTTCAAAGTCTATTTTATTAACCTCATTGAAGTAAGCGACATCGGAACGTAAACCCTTACCGACATCGGACTTGTCTAATCCAATAAACTTAATAAACGAACCATTCGGAAATCGATATAAAGTACCCGCTAAGAAACGAGAGTCGTCATAGATGCCTATTAACCTCATTAGCTTAACAAAGTCTTTAATGACTGTTAAACGCATCTTAGTTAACTCAGACGATAGTATCAGTATTTCTTTATCTGGCTTTGATGCTGCATGATTAATTAACAATATCAATATGCTTATTGTTTTACCAGCACCTTGCCCACCTCTTATTACTTTAATCCTTTTCTTTAAAGATGCTATCTTAAGTAAGGAGGTTGTCTTTTGAATCATCCAATGGATCTAAGTTTAAAACACTAATTGAAGTATTAACATTCGAGTCAATCTTATCCGACCAACCTAATTTATTCTTAGCATAGAATATTCCTTTACCCTCATTAGCAACTATATCGCCAGCTAAGGACTGAAATAACTCGTCTATATTTTTTATAGTGTTACTTTTAAGCTCACAATCGCCTTTACGCCACGCATAATAAGTTTTACGTGCAATTGTATCAAACTTTAATA